CTGAGAGTTTCCCCTAGAAAATCACCCTGATCCTCACGACAAGGTCTCAAGAAGGAGAGAACGGGTTTGGAGACAACGTGACCGGTGCGAACATAGAAGGGCTGAGAGTTGATCTCTACCCACTTCTCTGAAATCCCGGTCTTCTCCACATTCACGTCGAGTCCGTAAGTCCTAGTCACTTCCTTCCAGAAGTTAAAGAACTTTCGGTCCCCTGCGAACATGCAGTCATCTCCGTTAAACCTGCCTACTCGGTTCTCACCGAAACCTCTTCCGATATCGCTGGCGATATCAAAACAGGATTTGTTGAGGAGACACAACAATGGGAAACTAACAAGGTTACCCATCATCGAGCCTCTCTTGATCTGTCGGCGAGGTGAATACAATGTAGACACCCACCTAAGATTCCGGAAAGATCCTCGTAGAACCGTTCTCTCCTCTTGAGAAAGAAACTCGTCTTCACAAAGAACGTCAATTATCGTATCAACAGCGCTAAGATAGATCTTGTCAGTAGCGGAACTGTAGTCCCCGCTGATAAGCTCTTCGCCGCTGCGTACGTCATTAACGACTTTGAGGAAGTCTTCTTTCGTTACATCACCTCGTACGAGCCATCCGTAGTCCGACAGATGGTCGTACAAAGCGTTATGCACAGGGGTAAGTACGCGTTTAACACGCGCGCTCTGCATGGTGACAACTCTAAGTTTACCTTTGGTCTTGGCCACGCCAAGTCGAACCAAAGAATCATCACGCGAGCAACGATCAGGGTGAACTGATAAAGTTCCTCCTGCCGCCCTACTTGCCTCTAAGCATCCCTGCTGGTCAGGGATGTAAACGCCTCTACCAGGTGTCATGAAAGACACCTCACACTCTTTTCTCGCGGCCTGGAGCCGCTTTCCCCATCCGGCAGAAAGTTCACGAACGTGCCGTCTAAGTTCCCATTGAGGGTCAAATGACCATCGACAGGGAGGCTCAACGACATCGCGTTCAGCAAATTCTGCCCACTTCTCCTTGGCCAATTCGCCGGCGATTCTATCGCAAACAGGGCACTGTACATCAAAGATTCTCTTGCAGCTCTTAAGAGCAGAAGATAATCGAGATGACGTAAGTCCCTGTCGCCTCTTCTTCTTGGGAATCAAACCAGGAAGTCGAGCGGCGTAAAGGTCAAAGTTCCGGCGCAACACCGAACAATCAGCCCCAATCAAAGGGGTAGGTTCACCTTCGAGTCTAAACTCGAGGAAGATGATACTGATTGCTCGGTCGAGCGCTCTTCTAACTGACCCTGCTGCAGTGCAGCGGGCTTGTTTAGTAGAACGGTCCCTAGGGACGGAACTAC